TCTCATTTATCTTTGGACTTGTTAAAGTTTTGTTTGTTAGTGTCTGTGTACCAGTATCCGAGACTAATGTAGCATCAGCGTTACCTATGGTATTACCACCCGGTAAAGTTAAAGTATTTGTGGCTTGTTGACCATGAGCTTGAGGAGATATTACTTGTGCATGATTGTTACTTACTTCACAATATAATTTTAATTGTCCTACACTACCACTGTTAGATCTAAGCTCAATAACTCCACCTTGAACTGTAAGATCGTCACCTACAGAAACATCTCCTGTAACAGTTACAGAATCTACATAGGCATCTTTAAATCTGGCACTAGTTGTACCTAAATCTACATCGCTATCTGTTTGCGGCCCAAAGACTCCATCTGCAACGAATACTTGTTCTGCATTAGCTGCGTAAAAATGTATCTCATCGGCAGTCTCAAAATCTATTTTTGTTTGATCGTCTTCACCTATCTTGATGTCTGTTGCAAGTAAACTGGTTATACCTGTTTGGGCTGCATCAATACTAATTACAGAACTAGATGCAGATAAACCTGTGCCTGCAAACAACGTAGCAAGAGACGCTACGGTTGTTAATTGTTCTGTAGATCCATCAGAGTCTAGTGTAGCAAGTTTATCACCATTTGCAGGAGTAACATCACTTAACTCAGAAAAATCAAGAGTAAGAGTTACGTCACCTGATGTGCCACCTCCACTAAGACCTACGCCTGCAGCCACTCCAGTGATATCAGCCGCTGCAATATATGTGGTTAAATCAGAAGCAGGTATTTGCTTGGTTGTGTTACCATCTATTACAATAAAAGCATCGCTGTCTGCAATAGTGATAGATGAGGTTGATTTATTTGATCCGTCAAGTAAATTGATTTCGCCTGCAGTAGACGTTACTCCATCAAGAATATTTAACTCTGCAGTTGTAGAAGTTACACCATCTAATATATTAAGCTCGGCTGTAGTAGATGTTACCCCATCTAATATATTAAGTTCTGTTGCAGTAGATGTAATTGATGTGCCTGCTATTTGTAAGGTTGTAGCGTTTACTTCTCCACTAGATCCATACACAACTGCTTTGCTGTTTACGATTGTCCCTGCACTTGACCCATCAACTAGATTTAATTCTGCAGTAGTAGACGTTACCCCATCTAAGATATTAAGTTCGGCCGCAGTAGATGTTACACCATCTAATATATTTAGTTCTGCAGTGGTTGCAGTTACACCATCTAATATATTTAGTTCTGCAGTTGTTACTGTAGCACCATCTAGTATCTCAAGCTCTGCTTCAGATATGCCTGCACTACCTATCGTTAATGTTCCTGATATATCTACGTTACCGTTTATATCTACAGTTGTTGCAGCGATTTGTATTTCTGTATCTGCAACGAGATCTAATTGTCCATTTGCACTGGAATTGATGTATATTGCTGTGTCTCTAAATTGTAGCTTCTCTGTAGAAGCGATAAGTATGTCGTCACTAAACTCAAAGTAGTCTTCATCTTCCATCCATTTTAGTACACCATCTGATGTCTCACCATCAAAGGTTATTGTTATATCTGTCCCTGCTGTTCCTGCACCAAACGTAAGAGTGTTGCCTAGCAGTTTTGTTATAGGGCCACCCTCACCTGCATCACCATTGTGGGTGTGTCCTGTGCTTGCGGCAAAAGCTGCTAATAACTGATTGAACTCATCATTGGTATGAGCTGCAGTTATTACGTCTCCGTCAGTGTATGAAGACTGTCTAGTGTATGTATCTCCCATTTATCTTCTTGCTCCTAATTGATATTCTAATTGAAATCCTTTTAGTGAATAAGGTGCAGTTATTCCCCCATCGTTTACCCTTAGTGCTACTGCAAAACCAGACCCTTCTACAGGCTGTCTGAATAAAGGTTGTGATGAACCACCATAAGTTCCTTTTGTTGTTGATGTTAAACCGTACGTGGTTGATCCGTATATTGCAGCAACATCTGCTGAATCTAGAGGATAGGCTGCAGGTCTTGCAGATTCTTTAGCTTCGTAGTCATATCGAAGAAATAAATCTGCATCTATAGATGATTCAGGCGAAAAGTTTACAATCACTCTTTGCATATTTTTTCTTATACCCGGATCGTTTAAAGTAAGATCAGGACTTCTATATCTAGCGTTTATAGCTGTGCCATCAAAATCGTTACCTTGCTCTTGTCTGTACACAAATCCATCACCTGATCCATGTATGGCGATTACATTTCCTTGATCTATAAATGTGTCAGTTGCTGTTGGTCTTACACCTCTAATCTCTGAAAACTCAAACTGTTGTCCTTTTAAAACACATATAACACCTTCTGTTAAATTTTCACCTACACTTGCTTTTGTAAAAAATATTCTATATTGTGTTTTATCTGGTATAACAATGGATGTAAATTTTGCAGCGTTAGCTAAATTAAAATCAAACAAAGATTGCACATTAGAACTGATTGTACCCAACTCAACGTCACCAATTCTTGCAGTACCTGCAATAGTACGTAATCCATCAGGGCCTAAGAATATAAGGTCACCTGCAAATTCTTGTATTGTTTGTCCGTTTATACAACCTATGTCTCTTGTTACAGCCGTTATTGCAAAATTACTACTTGATGTGCCTGATAATTTAAATATTCTGTTTTGACAAAATATAAATAAATCTTCTCGGAAAACTTTAAGTCCTGTTATTTCATCATCAACTCGTATACTGCCTGCACCACTGGCTGTAGCAAAATTATCCTCATCAAAAGGGACACTAAAAACTAATTCTTGTTTAGTAGTGGACATGCCTGCATAAAACATGTGTTCTTTAAAAGATGTCACAAATTTAGCACCTGTCACTACAGTGGTAACTTCATCAGTTCCTGCTGATGATACATCTGTCGCAGTAAAAGATGTGTTAAATACTGTTGGTGCATTATTGCCATCTGCAACAATTATTTTATCATTACCGTCAAAGTTAAATCTTTCAAACGTGTACGTGCCTGCACTTGTTCTACCAGTATCTACCTCTGCCCAACTTGATCCACCTGCATCTGCAGTAAATATTTTTTCACCCCTTGCTGCAACAACCTTTGAACCAAAAGTTGTAACCAGTAAAACCTCTTCACTAGAGGAACTTGTTTGTGGTACAACAGCACTTACATATTTATTAAAACCATTTATTCTTCTGTAGCCACCCTCTATATCAGGTTCAAAGTTAAGCAACTCAATGGCTTCCCCCGGTTTCATTATAAAAGTAGATTTGTTTTTAACCAATCCACCTTCACATACAAAGGGATAAGCACCTGTTTGACTTAACTCTGGCATTAAACGGCTCTCATGTAAATTTGTTTGTTAATTAGTTCAACACGCATACGTTTAATTGATTTATCAAATTGTGCTTGTGACATTTGTGCATTTTGTACTTCACCACGTAAGGTAAAAGCATAATACTTTGCTCTTTCTGTTATAACTGTTTCAAATCGTGTCGGTATAAGAGATGTATCTGTAGATCCACTTAACGCTGTATGAGTTGCGTAGTAAAAATACTTTATAGTATATGTTGCTTTATCTGGCACAGGTGATAAACCTATGCTCTGATCTGGATTTTCATACACGAATACAGGGATAGCTCTAGAGTCACCTGTTGGATCTGTATCTCTTTCGTGGTAATTATCAAGATACTCGCTAAAAGTTAGATAATCAAGTTTTTGTTCTGTTTTATCCGCTGCTTCAAGAAACGTAAAACTATCATAATCAATGGTCTTAGTATCTGTCGTGCTTAAATCTGATCTAGAATATAATCTTTTTCCTGCAGTTGTAGTAAAAGTTTTTGATGTAACTGTAAAGGGCCACTCAGTATCTGCGTTAATTATGTCATCTATAGCACGATTAACATAATCTTTTACTGCAGTTTGTATACCTCTCGATGAACTGAAAGTGCTACTTGTTAGTTCTACTTCGTTTAGATCTCTCAGTACGTTGTTTATTAATGTTAGATAACTGCTCGCCATGTCTAATTTTCTCTTGTGTTTTTTTAGTTTCTAAGTAGTATCTTCTTTTTTTAGCTACTCTTGACGGACTATTTAATTTTTTGTTAAGTTCAATTATCTCTTCTGGATGAGATAACTTATAAGGTTTAGCATTTAGTGGTATTAGTAAACGTAAATTTTTTTTTTAATTTTACTATCTTGTAATCAACCACTTTTACGTGCCTTTTTTAATTGCTCTTTTGCTTTTTTAAATATAGCAACCACTTCAGTTTTACCCATTACTTTTGCTCGTTGCTCACCGACCGTAAGGATTTGTATTTTTCTCGCATACGGTTTTTTAATTTTTTTAACCTTTGCAACCGTTGCTCTAGCGTCTGACGGTGTAGCAAATTTGATACTAACCGTGTCCTTAGGGTTCTCATCCGTATATAAACGTCTACCAGAACCCTTCGGCTTTTTTCCAGTTCCGACTTTAGGATCACTTTTTTTTGACATGCTTGTTTTTGTATCTTTGCTTTTGGTCTTTTTCTATTTTTTCTAATATTTTAGCTTGACCTGCATGAAGCTTAGAAGCTTTTTTTAAACCTTTTATAACTTTATTAAGATCTTTTGTATAATGTGGCATTATGATGCTTTCTGTTTTTTAGATTCTTCTGCCAAAGAATTTACTGCTTCTTTTGCTTCTTTGGTGTTTTCTTTTACCATAGCATTAAGAAGTTTTAATTTCTCTGTGGCTCTAATAACGTCATCTAATGACTTATCAATAAAATCCAATCCTGCGTTGGTATTGTTAATAACTGCTTGTGCAGTTTCTATTTGTAGTTTATATTGGTAAGCTAATGCTTGTGCTGCCAGTGTTTTCATATGGATGCTCCTTTGTCCAATTATACAGATAAACTACGATTATTGCAAGTTAAATTTTACCTGCCCATTTAGCTGCAAAGTATACTACAGCTACAAATCCCCCAAATGCTAGTGATACTCCTACTACCCATTGCACTACTGTCATTATTTCTTCTCTTTTTTTTTGAGCTAATCTTTCTTGTTCTCTTCTAGCTTTTCTTGCTTGTGCTTGAAACTTCTGCCAATCTGCCCATAATCCGGGTCTGCCCACATAAATCATTATTTGTTTGAGTTCTTCTTCTTTTTGTCTTAACTCTTCTAGAGCCATGAACTCTTCTAAATCACCACCTGCAATGCCTTTTGCTTTTTGTTTGTTTACTTCCTTTTCTATTTTTTCTTTAGCAAAAACAAAATCGGAGATTTGTTTGCCACAACTGGCAAGTTCCTTTCCGTTGGAAACGAAACTTTTTATAACTCCGAAAGCCGCATTGGCTGCGGCAAGCTCTGCTAACATGTATTCCCCTTACTTGTTTACTGGCTTGCAATATGCAATTATTCTTTTATCTCCTTCCTCAGAAGGTATCATTGGTTGTTTTGTCAGACGTTCAGCAAAATACAGGCATCTGTCTATATTCCGAAACCTCTGTGTTTGGTTTATTATCTTTGTTTCGAGCATTATCACTAGAAGAAACTCTATCATTGTGGTGGCAATCGCATGAACACTCTTCGCAATCGCAGTCGTAACACTCGCAAGTCTCGCATCGTTTTTTAGTCACTCCAATCTCCGTTTTCCATAGCCTTTGCTAAATTATCTGCACGTCTGCCTACCTGCTTTGCCCAACGAGAATTGAGCATCTCGGCTGCAGCCCATTCAAAGTCTTGTCTTTCTATGGCTTCCCACATGTTTACAAATTTTATAAGACGTGGCACACCCAGATTAAATCCCATATCTATAAGACACATCTGTCTTGTTTCATTAAGATCCATCACAATTGGTTTTTGTTTAACTAATTCTTGTTCTACAATATCTATATCATTGTTGCAAAGGTAGTAGGCTTCTTCTTCGGTAAGACCATCACTTACAATCTCTTCAAGTGTTTTATTCATGTGCATAAGTTCGTAATCATCTATACCACGACCTTCGAGGTTACGACCTATACCGATGGTGCTTATACCTAAAGAATCTTTATAAGGCTCAAGTACGATGCCTTCGTGTTCAGCTATTTTTTTAACTAATGTTTCCCTGTCGTACTTCATACCATCTCTGCCTTTCTACCTCTATGCACTTTACCACCAGTTGAAAAAGGTAGTCTAATACTCGCACTGCCATATTTTGTCCCACCTTTTCCTGCTTCAATACTAAATGATCCTTTTCCTAATTTACCTGTGAGTCCTAAACTTATGTTTCTTTGTTTAGATGGTAGGTTATTAAATTTTTCTCTATTTAATTTTAAATTTATTGTTTTATCTTTATCTATATTATAACCTAATTGTGTCTCTAATTTTCTAATTATTTGTTTTGATTTCTTAGCAGGTATATTGTAAATATTATCTGGATGTGACTCCCTAGCTTTGCCACTAATATATTGACCCCCTAGAGTTACATTTAATTTTCCCAAATTTATTGTGCCTTTACCCTCTATGTTTTTAGATTTTTCTTCTCTTTTATATTTTGGAACATCTGGGTATGGCAAATCTTTTTCAAAAGTACCACCTCTCGTACCTCCCTGTAACTTTAGTTTCATGTCATCTGTGCCTTTCTACCTCGATGTATTCTGCCACCCTCTGCTGCTTTCTTTCTTGTTTTACCTGATGCAGTCACAGACCACTTAACAGCTTTAGGACCTGTCTTTTTCTTTGCTTCTTGTTTACTTATTCTACCTGCAACAGCTTTAGGTCTACACGCAGGATAAGGTCTAGACTTCTTTTCTTTACCAGACCGACCACACTTCTTGCCAGTCTTAACGTCTCGCCAGTCCTCTTTAAACCACTTTGTTAATCCCCCTTGTGGTTTGCTCATTAGTAAGTTCCACCACGCTTTTTGTATGTTCTAACTAACCAAGCATTTGCATACGCTGAAGGGTATACTTTAAATTTACGTTTTGCTTCTGCTTTTACTTTTGCGTATAATGATGGATTTTTTGGTTTAGATCCACCACTTTTCTTTTTTGCTGCTGCCATGTTTTACTCCCTTACATGCACAAATCTTCATACTTGGTTGTATGAAGTCTATGTTCGGATAAATCCCCTGATTGTTTTTTAAATAATTGTATTAGCCAGTTTATCATGCTTTTTTTGCTATTCTCTGTGCTAAGTGACTAATAAGTATTTGTCTCATTTGCTCTGCTCTAGATCTATCTGTAAAAGAATATTCTCTTACATCATCAGCATCGAGTCTGATTGAGAATACGTAAAATGCTCCTTGCTTTGTAACAGTGGATGCACTTCCTTTAGCTATTCTTTCAGGATTAAGTAATGTTCCAAAGTTTGTTTCAATAATTTCAGCCATTATTTTTTCCTTATCATTTTTGCTGCTTGACCTACACCTTTTATACCAAACGATGCAGATATAGCAATATACAACAAGTATTGATACCAGTCAGGTAACGTTGCAAGCACTTCAAACCCTTCTTTAACATACTCTCTCATTCCGGGTATGAAGACCAGTATCGCAGGTAAAAGCAGTACAACTAAAGCAAATTCGTCTTTCCACGAATCTACTGTAGCATCTGCCATCTTGCCTTCCCACTTTACTTTACCTGCTGCAACTTTTTCTGCAACAGATGCACGAGCTTTAGCTTCTGCTACTTTTGCTTCACCGTCTGCCTTAGTTTTTTCTAATTTGTTTTGAAACCAAGTGCTTGCTAAATTAGCTACTGGGCCAATTAATGCCTGAAGCATGTCTTTGCCTTTCTAATTGCTCTACGTGTTTTCTCCAAAAGTACACAGATAGTTTACTAAAGAAACCTGATAAAGTTAGCATTATTTTTTTACCTTTAATTTTGGAAAACTCTTTGGATATACGTTTTTAATTGCTTTGTTTAAAAAAGTTGTTTTTTCTTTTTGTGGCATATTAGCTATATAAGTTCTTAACAAACGTTTTTGTTGATTTTCTGTTAAATCTTCTAACTTTGGTCTAGGTTTTGGTAGTTTTTTTATCATTTAGCACTTCCATCTCTTTCTAGCTTGTCTTAATCTACTGTTAGGGTTTTTGGCTGCTTTGGGAAACTTTTTCATTTGCCCTGCACTTCTTGCACAAAATGATTTACGTCTTTTTGCAGCCTTGCTCCCCGGCTTGACTTTACCAGTCACAGCAGTTTTAAGTTTGCTTCCGGGGTTTTCTTTACGGTACTTGGCAACACCTTTAGCAGTCATGCCTGCACCTTTTTTAGTAGGGCGTTTGTCACCACTCTTGATGGTGTACCCTTTCATGCTACCCCTTTTCTTGGTCATTGTTAAGCCTTGACTAACTTCATGCCCATCTTTTTAGCAGCGGCTCTAAGTTGTGTAACAGACATCTTACCACCTGCTTTGCCACCTTTTGACATCATGGTAGGTCTTCTCATACCACCTGCTGCTCCACCTTTAGCCATCATTTTTTTCTTGCCGCCTGCAGCTCCACCTTTAGCCATCATTTTTTTGGTTTTGCCACCACCTGCCATCATTTTTTTGGCTTTGCCACCACCACGCATCATCTTCTTGGTTTTGCCGCCACCTCTCATCATTTTTTTCTTCTTCATCATTCTTCATTCTCCGAATATAGATTGTTAAATGTTACTGCAGGATCAAGATAAGTTTCGTGAATCTCTGCATTGTGTATGTGTTGGCTCGGTCTAAAATCTGGAGGACCTTCGCCAGTTTCCCAAAGTGCAGGACTTGTCGCCCTTACTCTGTTATTTGGAAGAGCAACGATGTTGCCAGTCCAATCCCCTGCGTCTATCAACTGTAATACGTGACTTTGTTTATGTTGTGCAGGATCATCTGCTATGTCACTTTCGGTGTAGTCTACAGTAAATAGATATTGTGCTTTATGAAAGTCTCCGTCTATCTTACATATCCACGGAGACGAGCTAACTCTATCTAGTCGTACTATGGAGTGATGATGAGAACTACAGTCCCAAGGTTGAGCCAAATGCGTTGGCATTATCTGCGGCCACTCTTCGTACGGTATATCAGCAA